AATTTTTCCTGCTGCGTCTTCTTCTTTGCCGTCCTTAGTAAAGAAGACTGATAGGCCTTCATGTACTAGGGTCATTGACTCGAACAAGATTGCGCCGTCTGCTGCGTTAAGGTCTGTATAGTTTAGCGCAGTAATCCATGCATTGTGAATCTTGAAGCCCATTTTGTACTTCTGAACATCTGTTGGTCCAGAGTTTGGATGGTCTGCTACAAACACCTTGATGTTAACGCGGAAGCTTTCTGCCCCAGTTGCGCCAGATGCAGCCCCTACAGCAATACCTTCTCCAGATGCTGCTGCAAATAGACCACGCATCCATGTGATTGCCTGGTCATTACCAGCCAATACTCCACGCTGCATAGTGATTGGTGTAAAGGTAGTCATACCAGGTACCTGGTGTACTGTGGTGTTGTAGCCACCTTCACGATATTGAATGGCCTGAGTGTTGATGCTCAACCCACTGATACTGCTAAATCCGCCAGACCAGGTGGTAATTTTTTTATCAAATACCGCGCCGTCTTTTGCTACCTCAAACTTAGCGAAGAACCGAAACGAACGTAACGGGTCTGTTGCTAGTGTTGAGTGGCGATTGATTATGCTGCTTGTCATTTATTGGGTCTCCTTTACGCCACAGTAACGGTGGCTCCACCGTCAAACTGTCCAATTTTAATAATGATAAATTCAGCTGGACGCTGTAGAGCAACGCCAACTTCAATATTTACAAACCCATTGTCAATAGAGCTTTGTGGGTTGTTTTGTGCATCAACCTTTACAAAGAACGCTTGCTGTGGGGTAGCGCCTCGTAGCCCGCCCTTGCTCCAGAAATCAGTAAGGAAGGTACTGATTGAAGAGCTGATACGGTTCCACAAAGCTTCATCGTTTGGCTCAAAGATTGCAAACTCTGTAAGGTCTGTAAGGGACTTACGTAGATAGATAAGTGTACGACGTACAGGTACGTACTTGTCTACGTATCCACCCTTGAGTGTACGTGAGCCCATGATTACAATGCCTGAACCAGGTACAAATTTAATTGCGTTTACTGGAGCAGATGCACTGTTTAAAGCATCAAGTTCTGTATTTGTTAAAGTTACCACTGATACAACACCAGCCAAACGAGCAAGAAGACCAGCTGGGGCCTTGAATACTCCACGAGATGCATCAGTTGTTGCAATAACTCCCATAACTGCCGCGCCAGAACCAACTGCACGTGTACGGCCTGTGCCAGAACCAGGAGCAAGTGTTGGGTCAGAAATTAGAAGATTTGGGTAGTAAACAGCAGCAAGTGAGCTTGCTGTGTACTGAGTAGCAAGACTTAGCTGTGAGGACACTTCGTCGTAAATACCGTCAATAACTACAAAGACATCTTGACGGTTATTAGCATAACCAATAGCAGCATTAATTACAGGAACACTTGAGGTTCCAGGAATATTTAAAATTAATGATTGCTTGATTGTGTCAAAGTTTAGAAGACCGTTGGCATAGTTTGTATTGCCTAACGCGTTTCCATTGACGCCAGTAGCTAAAGTTTGATTTGTTACAACAGCTGGGTTACGGGTAGAGCCTGTGTTTGCTGAGTTAAGGTCACTTAGTCGTAGGTAACCAGAAGCTGCATTAACAATAGCTGGTGCATAACGAGCATTTGTTGCTGTCATTGAGAGGTCAACGTGACGCTCAACTAGGTTTGCATCTGTGTTGCCGCCGTAATAAACTAACAAATCAAATAGACCTGTTGTTGATGAATTAGCAATGCTGATATTAATGTTGTTACCCCAGGCTCCAGCGTTATTAGCTTGAATCTGAAGTGTTGCTGATGGGCTTGCTGCTCGGTCTGAAAGTGAACGACCTGCTTGTGTTGCTCCGTCAGCAATACGATTTACGTAGCACTGGCTTCCACCATTTGTAAAGAACATGTATACAGCAAGCGGTAAATCATTACTTGCTCCTGTGTTCCAAGAACCGTACACGGTTGTGTATTGGCTCCAAGATGTAATTAGTGTAGGTGTTCCAATTGGACCACGGTCATTTGCGCCAATAAAAGCGCCGACTGATGCTGAGTTTGGACCAACTACAGGTGCGACAGGGTTTAACGTTTCTTCAACGTAGACTCCTGGACGTAGAACTGCCATTAGATTTTCTCCTTTGTTTTAAATATGATAGACATTTTTTATACTTGTGTTAGTCCCGCAGGGATGTTCGATGTTTGGTCCGTTAACTCAGGAAGATTAACAAGCACTTCTTCAACTCGTGAAGCCCTACGGCCTGCATCAAGTGGAGTAAGTTCACTGATTACCCTTACTGTGTAGATATTGCGTAACAACCTGCGGTTTCCAGTTTCTCCGTCTACCGCATCTCGTTTTGCAAACCCATCAAGAAACATATGACGGCGTGAGGTCTCTGTGCCTAGTTCGTTTGGAACTAGTAGACCGCCATACTTTGATGGAAACTTGTGCGTCAATTGAAGCATCATTGCCCTGTCGTGACGCGGGTGACGGGCATAGGTTGTTACTTGGTATATTAAATCAAAAGCTACTGGTACTTCATAGCGGTAAGTCTTGCCAGCTATTGGGGCAACTGTTCCGCGATAGTCATTGTCTACCAGTTGACCTGATGTCTGACGGTCATTAGCTGGAATCATGTCTATCAAATCAATAGTCACAAACGGAAACTCCTGTGCTCTAACTTCAACATCAGGGTATCCAAACCACACCTTAACTGGGCGTGAGGCTGTCTTCTCATCTCCCACAGTCATACCTTGAAGAAGAGTCTTAAGAGCGGTGTCCTCAGCAATTAGAAACGGATTTCCCATTTTATAGGTTCACCTCTTTCAACATCTCTTCAGGGTGGGTCTCGTAAATAGGTGCTGCAAAGTTTTCCATCTGGTACTGAAAAGAACGTATAACCGCCGCGGGAGCTTGCATGCCAGAGCCGTACTCTAGGGTTTCAATTTTTTCTTTAAACTCTTCTGGGTAATCAACAGCAAACACACCTTGCTTTACCACAACGGAAAGGGCCTGAGAAACGTCATCTGGCCAGCCGCGATTAGCTGCTTCTTTCCTTAGGCTAGCCGTAAGGGAAGGTGCAGCGGACTCTAAATTAGAATCAAGATTTCTTTTTAGATTTTTTATTGACACCAGTAATTACCCCACGAGCTGCCGCTCCTAGTAGCAATGCTTTCCACACTCCTGCGCCCGTGCCTTTATTACTCTCGGCCAAAGCTTCAATGAACTCAACGTCCGAAGCCTTGTCAACGTGATTATCTTTAGGCATGTCATCTCCATAGGAGTAGTAAGCAAAGTACATCGCAGGGGGTGGTGCTTTGAGCCCCGCATGGGCTCAGTACTAGGATAAAGCAAAGAGGGGCCTTTCGGCCCCTCAACTACTTACTTCTTTTTGTCATCCTTATCGGACTTCTTAATCTTCTTAATAATCTTGGCGTCAATCTTCTTATCCTCGGCCATGGTCTTTGGCTTCTTCTTAGCTCCGTGAGCCTTGTCAGCCTTTTCAAACTTAGCCTTTTCGTCCTTGTCAAAGCCAGCTTTCTTAAGCATCTTAGAGTCCTTCTTCTTGTCCTTAGACTCTGTGTACTTGCCTTTCATGAATCCTGGGGTAGCCATTACATACCCTTCTTCTTAACCATCGAAGACTTCTTAGCCTTAGATGGAGCAGCCTTCTTAGCGAACTTCTTGTTAGCGTCCTTAAGAGACTTCATGCCGTGCTTATCTTTTGGCTTACCGCAGCCACATGTTGCGCACATATTATTTACTCGCTTTCTTTGGTTTGGAGACTTTCTTTTTGCCAGAACCTGCGGGGACGCAGTTCGGAACTTTTTTGCCACCCTTAGTCTTCATGCCTACTTGGACGTAGCCGTCCCAACAAGGGTTCGTATCTTTAGCCATTAACGAGTAACCGTAGAGTAGAGGACAGTTACTGCGTTTGCAGAGGTGCCAGCTGATGATATAGCGTAAAGCTTGTCTCCAGCATTCAAGTCAATTCTGTAGTTAGTATTTTTTACTACAGTAAGTCCTTTATTAGACCCAGACACGGAAAGAGTAGCATCTCCAATAAAGATTGAAGAGTTGTCATCATTTACCACAGCTACCGTAGTAGTAGGGTTTCCTGCTGGAATTGTTGCAATTAAAGTAGCGGTAGTTCCTACCGTAAAAGTATCGTGTACAATTGCCATTGTGTCTCCTAAGATGCGTATTGGGAAAATTGAGGGTCGTTAACCATCTCTTCAGGCATCAGCTGAATACATTCTACGCTGAGGATGGTAAACCTGTCTGCCACAATGCCGCGCTCTTGGATGGCATATGGGCGGTATACCTGACCACGCCAGACCACACGGTCACGGTTGTTAGTATCTGGGCGAAAGATGATGTTAGGAGCAAACTTCTGTACATCTTCAATGTTAAAAGTTAAGTGCAA